AGATCAAATGTTAAATCAGAGCAAACTCTTTACGAAAATCTCGTAATAGAATCGTTAAAGATATATGGGCAAGATTGTTATTATTTACCAAGAACTGTTGTAAACGAAAACAGAGTTTTTGCTGAAGATGTTCCATCTACGTTTGATGATGCATATAAAATTGAAATGTATATCGAGAATATTGAAGGATTTGATGGCGAAGGCGATCTGTTTACTAAGTTCGGTGTTGAAATAAGAGATGAAGCAACTTTTGTTGTATCAAGAAGAAGATGGAAAGAAACTGTAACTCGCGCTAATAATCAAATAAGTTCAAATCGTCCGAGAGAAGGTGATTTAATTTATTCTATTATGAGTAATAAAATATTTGAAATTACACATGTAGAGCATGAACAGCCATTTTTTCAATTACAAAACGTTCCGGTATTTAAATGCCGCGCACAATTATTTGAATATTCTGGCGAAGATATGGATACTGGTATTGCTAAGCTTGATGCCATTGATAAAGACTTCGCATATACATATAATCTTATATTACAGAATGATACTAATTTAATTACTAACGGTATGACTATTAGTCAAATGTTAGATAGCGCTGAAAACATTTCAATTACAGGTGAAGTTTCTAATTATAATAGTACTACAAAAACATTAAGTTTAATTCATGTTGGTGCAACTGATGGTAAGTTTCATAATTTTAATTTAAATAGAATTATAACAATACCTGATGGTACTGGATTAGCTATAACCGGTATTACAGAAGATAATAAACTTTCTAATAATGAACAAAATACCGACTTTACTACTTCAACTGATTTCTTAGATTTTAGTGAAAATAATCCATTCGGTGATGTGGAGAATAATTAATGGCAGATGATTTTTTTGATTTTGGATTTACGGCAGTTGATGAAGATGAATTAGAAGCAGTTCAAACAGCTACTAAAAAGGTTGAAACCGTATCTACTGATGCAACAGCAATTAAAGATAAATTAGATGGATTATTTAATGCAATAATACCATTACTTAATAATTTAAAAAAGAATCCAGAAAAAGAATATATACTTTGGCCTGATAGGTTAGCTAAAGTAGAAGCATTTGAAGATCATCTTCAAAAGATCTATGAGGCTTAATCATGTTCGGTACTCATTTCTATCATGAAAAGACAAAAAAATGTGTTGCTATATTTGGTAGACTATTTAATAATATTTATGTTATTCGAAAAAATTCAAGTGGTAAGGTTATAAGTCAAGTCAAAGTACCATTATCATATGCGCCAAAAGCAAAATATTTAGAAAGAATAAGAGAAAATCCGGATTTAAGAGAAGATACAAGAGTTGCTATAAAGTTACCACGTATGTCTTTTGAAATTACTAATATTGCATACGATACAACTCGACAATTATCTAAATTAAATAATTTTACAAATACTGGAACTATTAATTTAAGCAGGCAGAAATTTAATACTGCGGTACCGTATGTTATTGGATTTCAATTAAATGCATATGCTAAAACTCAAGATGATGCTTTACAAATTGTAGAACAAATATTACCAACTTTTAATCCGCAATATACTTTAACTATAAAACCATTTATGAGTGAGCATCCAAATTTTTTAGAAGATATTCCGATTAGTATTGCTGGTGTAGGATTTGCCGATGATTATGAAGGAGATTTAGGAAGTAGAAGAACGATTATATACACTTTAGATTTTGAAATGAGAACAAATTTTTATAGTAATATTCCGACTTCTAAGATTATAAGAAAATCTGTTGCAAAAGTATTTAATCCGAGAGTTGGTTTTTTAGATTCAGCTCGAGGTTTAACAACTGATTCAGATGTTAGATTACAAACAGTTCAAATAGATCCTAATCCTATAACAACTATTGGTGATCCTGATAGTGATTTTGGATTTACTACAACAATATGGGGTCAAGATAGCGACGGAGGCTTTGGTAGCTAATGAAGTACATAAAAGATATAACAGTTTTAATTTTAGTAGTTGGTTTGATGGGACTATTAGGATTAATAGTAGTAGATGAATTTATGATGGCAAACGCTCATGGCGGAAAATTAGATGCAAGTATTATTGAATTATTACAAATGGCGATAACCGGTATTGTAGGTATTGTTGCTGGTTACGTATCAGGAAAGGGTAGTTCATGAAAACCTTTAAAGAAGCTTGTTGGGATAGTCATAAACAAGTTGGTATGAAAAAGAAAAATGGAAAAATGGTGCCAAATTGTGTTCCTAAAGAAGATCGTGAATCAAATCCGGTAAGTACTTCGAAGAAAAGTGGTAATTTTTTACCGGTTTCAAAGGGAGCTGGAATGACAGCAAAAGGAGTTGCTGCATATAGAAGAAAAAATCCCGGAAGTAATCTTAAAACAGCAGTTACTACTGCTCCAAGTAAATTAAAACCTGGTAGCAAAGCAGCCGCAAGACGTAAATCATTCTGTGCTCGTTCAAAAAGTTGGACAGGCGAAAGAGGTAAAGCTGCTAGGCGTAGATGGAATTGTTAAATGTCTGATAAAATTAAAAGTGATTATGAATATTCACGTGAAACTTATTATGAACTATTAGAAAAAGGTAAAGATAGTTTAGAAACGATGATGCAAGTTGCTAGAGAATCTGAGCATCCTCGTGCATTTGAAGTATTATCTAATATGATAAAAAATTTATCGGATGTTAACGATAGATTAATGGATCTAAATAAAAAGAATAAAGATTTAGAAGAACCACTAAAAAAAGTTGAACACCAACAAAATAATATATTTTTAGGATCTACTGCAGATTTGCAAAAATTATTAAAAGAGAAAGATGAAAAGGTTGTAGATGCATCAAGTACAGAGTTATCTAGGGAATCCTAATGTAAAAAAAGACGGTGTTGTACAACAATGGTCTGCTGAATTAGTTACTGAATATTCTAGATGTATGAAAAGCCCTTCATATTTTGCAGAAAAATATTGTAAAATTATTTCATTAGATAAAGGTCTCGTACCTTTTAAATTATATCCTTATCAAAAGAAAATGTTTAACCAATTTGAGGAGAATAGGTTTAATGTCGTTCTCGCATGTCGTCAATCTGGTAAGTCAATCAGTGCGTGCGCCTACCTATTATGGTTCGCATTATTCAATTCAGAAAAGACTATCGCTATTTTGGCAAATAAAGGAGCTACTGCAAGAGAAATGCTTTCACGTGTTACTCTTATGTTGGAAAATACTCCGTTCTTTTTACAGCCCGGCAGTAAAGCTCTTAATAAAGGTTCCCTTGAGTTTTCAAATAATTCTCGTATCATTGCTGCTGCTACTTCCGGGAGTTCTATTCGTGGTCTTTCTGTTAACTTATTATACTTAGATGAGTTTGCGTTTGTAGAACGAGCAGCTGAATTTTATACTTCAACTTATCCTGTTGTTTCTGCCGGTAAAGATACAAAAATTATTGTAACTTCTACTGCTAATGGTATTGGTAATACCTTTTATAATATATGGCAAGGCGCAGTACAAAATGTAAACGAATTTAAACCATTTAGAGTCGACTGGTGGGATGTACCAGGTCGAGATAAAAAATGGAAAGAATCTACAGTATCAAATACATCACAATTACAATTTGACCAAGAATTCGGTAATACATTTTTCGGTACAGGCGATACTCTTATAAACGCAAAAACACTAATGGAACTAAGAGCTCGTCAACCATACAAAATATATGAAGATGGTTCTCTTTTAATATACGAAAAACCAAAAGAAAAGCATGAATATGTTATGTGTGTTGATGTTGCGAAGGGTAGAGGACAGGACTATTCTACCTTTAATTTAGTCGATATTAGCGTTCGCCCGTTCAGACAGGTAGCTGTGTATCGCAATAATACTATCTCGCCTATCCTCTACCCTAACATTATTTATAAATGGGCTAGCGTCTACAACAAATCTTATGTAATAATTGAATCAAATGATCAAGGTTCTTTAGTCTGTAACGGATTATATCAAGATTTAGAATACGAAAATATGCATTCAGAATCAGCTGTAAGAATGGATAGAATGGGTATAGAAATGACCCGGAAAACAAAAAGATTAGGATGTTCAGCTTTAAAAGATTTATTAGAAAATAATAAAATTGCTATACAAGATGAAAATACTATATTTGAAGCTTCTACATTTATATCAAGAGGACAATCATACGAAGCATCTGATGGTAATCATGATGATTTAATTATGAATTTTGTATTATTCGGTTATTTTGTAACAAGTAAATATTTTGGAGATATGACAAATATTAATTTAAAAGAAATGATTTTTAAGCAAAAGATGAAAGAGATCGAAGATGATGTTGTACCATTTGGACACATCGATGATGGATCTCAATATGTTGAAGAAGAAGTAAAAAAACCAGAATGGGTAATAGAATTTGATCATGACGGACAATGGAACAATTACTCTAATTTCTAAATTATATAAATATATCATAGTAATTGATAACAACCGTATTATGAATCTTATTAATTAGAAACCGAGAGGCAAACATGGCACTATTCACACCATCACAATCACCTGCGGTTGTTGTAAAGGAAATTGATGCAACGGGCGGCGTACCCAATGTTCAAACTTCCACTGGAGCAATCGTTGGAAATTTTAGATGGGGTCCTGTCGAGCAAAGAACACTCATATCAAACGAAGCCGATTTGATAAATGTCCACTCGACACCAGACACCACAAACACAATAGATTTTCATAACGCATCATATTTTTTGCGTTATTCAAGTTCGCTACAAGTTGTTAGAGCTGTAACAACTGAAGCAAAAAATTCAAGAGCATCAACACTACAAACTGGAGGAACTTTTCCAGGAAGTGGTGCACCAACAATTAAAAATAAAGATAATTTTATTTCTCAAGAAGGAACACTTAATTCAGCTAAAGCTTCTTTTGCTGCTAGATTTCCTGGAGCTTTAGGTAATTCGTTACAAATTTCAATATGTACACCAACATTATTAGACTCAGCATTTAGTAATTGGGCATATAAATCATCTTTTGATGCAGCGCCAGGTTCATCAGCAATTGATTCTGCAGCAGGCGGATCTAAAACTGAAGTACACGTTGCCATTGTTGACGAAGATGGTCAAATATCAGGAACAAAAGGATCAGTATTAGAAGCATATCCGTACGTATCACTTGCTTCTAATTCAAAAGCACAAGACGGAGGAACTAATTATATAAAAAATGTAATTAACGAGCAATCACAATATGTGCATATGATTGGTTTTCCACAAGATATCACTGTAGCAGGTGTTCTTGCTGGCCAAGCCATGACTGGTACTCAACAAGATTTCGTTGCAGATGGAGCTAATATTAAAGTATTAAATTATTCACTTGACAGTGGAGTTAATTCTAACGCACTTGGTACTGCTGAGATTGCAACTGGTCATGATCTTTTCGAAGATGTAGAAGCAGTTGAAGTTGATTTCTTAATTGCACCCGGCATGAGTAGCAGATCCGATCAAACAACAGTTACTAATGATTTAATTGCAAATGCAACAGCAAGGAAAGATTGTGTTGTTGTATCTTCGCCAGCTAGATCAGATGTTGTTGGTCAGTCAAATGAAACAACAGTAACTACAAATGTTGTTGCTACGGCTGCTACAATAACAAAGAGCTCTTATGGCATTATGGATTGTTCATATCTTAAAGTATTTGATAAATTCAATGATCAATTTATTGAAATACCTGCTGCTTCTTCAGTTGCTGGACTTATGGCAGAAACTGATAGAACACAAGCACCATGGTTTTCTCCTGCTGGTACAAGAAGAGGCCAACTATTAGGTGTAACAGGACTTAACTATAATCCAAATAAAACAAATAGAGATACTTTATATAAAGCTGGAGTTAATCCAGTTGTTAATGTAAGTGGCTCAGGTATTTGTTTATTTGGTGATAAAACAATGTTCAATAGACCTTCTGCGTTTGATAGAATAAACTGTAGAAGATTATTTTTAACACTTGAAAGAGCAATTGCACAAGCTGCTAAAAACGTAATGTTTGAATTTAATGATGAATTTACAAGAGCAGAATTTGTAAATATTATTGAACCAGTCCTCAGAGATGTGAAAGCTCGAAGAGGTATAACCGATTTTAGAGTAATAGCTGATGAAACAGTTAATACTTCTGAAGTTATTGATCGTAACGAATTCATAGCTAACATTTTCATCAAACCTGCACGTTCAATTAACTTTGTCACACTTAACTTTGTGGCTGTTAGAACAGGCGTATCGTTTGAAGAAATTGTTGGAACTGCTGGCGTTTAGGAGGTAAAAAATGGCACTAGGTAGTGTAGATCAATTTAAAGCCAGGCTTACAGGCGGAGGTGCAAGATCCAATCTATTTCAAGTCACTATGAACAATCCAAGAGGTGGTTTAGGTGTTGATGTGGATGCTGATCTTTCATCATTCTTATGTGAGGCTGCGCAGTTACCAGCGTCAACAGTTGGTACGATAATTGTACCCTTTAGAGGTAGACAATTAAAAATAGCTGGTGATAGAACATTCGCAGAATGGACCGTCACTATAATCAATGATGTAAATTTTAAGTTAAGAAATTCTTTCGAAACTTGGATGAACGCCATTGCAAATCACGCGGATATCGGTGGTACTCAAAATCCCGAATTATATTTCGCTGATCTTCAGGTTTCTCAATTTGATAGAAACGAAACAGTCAAAAAAACGTATACGTTTAAAGATTGTTGGCCAGCAGACGTAAGTGCAATTGACTTATCATATGCTGCTGAAGATATTGAAAGATTTACAGTTACTTGGAATTACCAGTACTGGACATCTAATACCACAGACGGCGTTAATGCTGCATAATATATAAGATAGAGGGGTGCACTTAAGCACCCCTCATAGTAAGGGATAATTAATGGCCGATTACATTAATGATACGCGAGGATTAAGATTATTTGGGTTCGAATTAAGACGAGCACCAAAAGAAGATCCTAATAAAAAACCATCTATAGTTCCAGCAAAAGATGATGACGGTGCTGGTTACGTTACTGCTGGTGGTTCACATTATGGACAATACATTAATATGGATGGGGATGATTCGAAAGATAATGCCCAACTAATAATGAAATACCGTGGAACTTCTATGCATCCTGAATGCGATGCTGCTGTTGAAGATATTGTTAACGAATCAGTTGTTTCATCAAATGAAGTTGGTAAACAATCCGTAGATATTACTATGGATAATTTAAAAGTAAGTGATGGAATTAAAAAACAAATTAAAGAAGAATTTGATAATATATATTCGATGTTAAATTTTAGTGAAGATGGTCACGATATTTTTAGAAGATGGTATATTGATGGTAGAATATATCACCATATAGTTGTTAATGAAGCAGCATTAAAAGCGGGTATACAAGAAATACGACCAATTGATTCTTCAAAGATAAGAAAAATAAAACAAATTAAAAGAAAAAAAGATCCACAAACAGGTGCTAATCTTGTTGAAAAGGTGGATGAATTTTACATATATCAAGAAAAGCCAGGTCAACAAACTTCAGGTGTTAAATTAAGTGTCGATTCTGTAAGTTATGTAACATCTGGTTTATTAGATGAATCAAGAAAAAAGATTTTAG